GTTCGAATTACCCGTGGTGGAGGGGTATGGGTAGGACCCGACACGGGGGGAGGGGTAGGCACGGACCATCACAGCAGCGACCCCTGCACACGGTAGAAGGCCGACTGCAAAGCCTTGTCGAAGGCAACATCGAACCGGGTTGAAAATTCTTTCTTGGCGGTGGCGTTGACGATGGGAAAGAAGCCCAGCGTTTGCTTGTAACTCACGCTGCGCACAAAGATCAGCATGGGCTTGAGGCTTGAGCCGAATGGTGTTGCCACTCGTTTGTAGATGCCCGGTGGTATGTGCTTGGCTTTGCCACCTACCGGGTTGACCCACAGCTCGTACCCGTAAACGCCCTTTTTGACGTTGCCCTTGGCCATGCGTGCGCGTGTGGCTGCGTTGGCTTTGTTGTAGCCTGACTCGGTGTATGTGCCCAGCACGTTCAGGATCAATGAGATCTCACCACGGCTCATGTTTCCATAGGCGTCCAGCCTGGCACCACCACCAGGCACGACATGCCAGCCTGAAGGCAGGATGCCGCGCCGGATCAGGCGCGTCTCCATGGTCTTGTGCCTGCGCTTGCCACCGAAGATGTGAGGCTCCAGCATGCTGCGGCTGCTTTCGGCGCTGTTCTTGTCTTTGAAGGCCAGCTCGGCGCTCAGCTTTGACTTGGATGCGTACTTGATGCGCAGGCTGTTGATCACCCAATTGGTCGGCCGATTGAAGACTTTGCGCATTTCCTTTTGCACATTGGTCTTGGCCGATGCTGCTGTCTCGTTCAGGGCTTTGGCCAAGGCGAACGGGACCTGCTTTGCAGCGCGGTCATAGGCAGCCTGAATATTTGGAAGGTTATGGCGAATGTCGATCTTCATGCTGTCACCCCTGTGCGTCCATGGCCTTGATGGCTTGCAGCACCGCTGCCCGTGAGGGTGCGCCCTGGTGCCTGGCAATGGCTGCGAACATGGCCATTTGAGCGCCTTTGAGTGGCCGCGCCGATCGGATCAAGCGGGCGCAGCAGTGGGTGCAGGTCATGCTGTACCGACCACTGAGCGGCTGTTGTTTTGAGTATTCGCAAGAGGTGCATGGTGTCTTTGTGTTGTCAGTCGTCATGGCCAAAGCCTTTTGGCTTGGATGAATAAGTGGCGGTGCGGGCGTTGGGGGCTTGGCCTGACCAGCTGTCAAAGCGGGTTTGGTCCCCGATGTATGCGAGGTTGACCACACCGCAGCGGCCTTGGCGGTTCTTGGCGATGGTGACCTTGGCGTAGTTGCGGAAGTCTTCGGGCAGATCTGGCTTTTGCTGAATGGGGCGATGAACGAACATGACCACATCGGCATCCTGCTCGATGGCGCCAGAGTCGCGCAGGTCGGACAGAACAGGCGCGTGCTCAGCCCGATCCTCGACCTTGCGGTTGACCTGAGCCAAGCACAGCACGGCGATGCCCAGCTCTTTGGCCAAGTTTTTCAAGCCCCGGCTGATCTCTTCCAGCTGGTAGGCGCGTTGTTGCTTGCCATCCAAGCCCGACATCAGGCCGATGTAGTCGATGATCAGCACGTTCAGGCCGTGCAGGCGCTTAAGGTTTCGGGCCTTGCTGCGCACCTGGTTGATGTTCAGTCCGCCTTGGTCGCTGGCGTACCAATTCAGGTTTTTGGCTTTCTCCACGCCATCGACCACGCTGTCCCACTGCAGGCCTTTGCTGGGCCGCTTGACGGTGGACAGGCTGATTTTTCCGAGGATGGCGGTTTGGCGGTCGCGCAGTTCGCTGTGCGGCATTTCCATGCTCAGCATGCCCACGGTGTAGTCGGCAGCCATGTGCAGGCCGATGCTCATGGCCAAGGCTGTTTTGCCCATGGATGGCCGCGCACCCACCACCACCAGCTCACCAGGGCGCATGCCACCCTCGAGGATTTCGTCCAGGTCATACAGGCCAGTCGGCCATGCGGTGATCTTGCCTTCGGCCCTTGCTTCGATGGTGTCGATGTGGGCAATGGCACCTTCGTGGGCGCTCACCCAATCGTCACGCGGCGCATCGTCGATCAGCTTGGACAGCTGGCCCTGCGCAGCTTCCACACGGTCTTCGATGGATCTGGCGTGGTCTTGGGCCAGTTCGGTGATTTCGGCACTCACTGACAGCAGGCCGCGTGACTTGGCACGCTCGATCACGGTGTCGGCATAGCGGCGGATGTTGGCAGCGCTGGGCACAAACTGCGCCAAGGCGTTCAGGTCATCCAGCCCAATGCGGCCACCCATGGCCTGAAAAACGGTGATCACATCAGCCTGCTTGCCCGACAGCACCTGGGCGCAGACTTCGGCGTAAACCTCGCGGTTGACGGCGTTGAAAAAGTGCTCGGGCTTGAGGCGGTCGCTCACACGGTCCAGCGCGTTGTTGTCGAGCAGCAAAGCGCCGAGGATGCCCGATTCGGCCTCATGGCTGGCCAGCTTGTTCAGGGTTTCGGCGCTCATGCTGCCACCCATGCGTTGGCTTCGGCTGCGCGTTTGGCTTGCACGCCAGTGGTGGTCAGGGCGCAGGCGTCACCGGCAAAGTGCCAGAGCTTGAACCAATTGCCCCGCACGGCCTTGCCAAAAACGGTGCGCCAGTTTTTGTACCGCTTGGCACCTGGCAGGCTGTAGCGCTCTCGAAACTCACGCCAAGCCAGCCGAAGGTGCTCACGCGGTATGCCCACGCTGTCGGCGTACTCAAAAACCGGATCGTCAGCCGGGATGGGGTCTTCGCCTTTGGCCTTGATCGTGGCCAACCAGGTCGGCAAGCCAATCGCTGCGTTTTCGGTTTTTGCCCCCGTTGGGGGTATGGGGGTATTTATACTCTTCTCTTCTCTTTCTCTGGGTAACGCTGTTTGATCGCTTTTTTCTGTTTCCGGTAACGCTGTGAGCGTTACTTCTGCGTTACCTTCAATGCCTTCATGCTGTGATTCTTTGCTCTTTTTAGCGTTACCGCCTTTGCAGTTTGCGGCGCGTTTTGCTGTTTGGCAGCGTTTCTTTGCGCTACTTCCATTGTGGTCTTCAAAGTTTTGGATGCGCACGCCTTCAGGGTGATCAGCCAGCCAGCCAATGTCGCACAATGCCTGCCCCAAACCCTTCACGCCAGTCTTGCGGTCGATGCCTTTGAGTGACAGGCCGTGCATGATGCCATCGGTGCTGTGCTGATCGGCAGCGGCCCAAAGCCAATACAAGCCACCAACCACTGCAGCCTCTGAGCTTTCGGTCAGGTCTGCCAAGCGTGCAATGCGCGGGTCATCCCAAAGGTTTGATCGCATCTTGATCCAATCGCCCGCCATATCAAACCCCCAACCGTTCTGCAATGGCCTTGAAGGCCTGCTCAAGCTGCTCAGGTGTGGCGCTGGGGTGTTGGTGTGCCCAGGCGCTTTTGGCCTGCTCGTATCGCTGATAAACGCTCATGACATCCGACCTTTCGCCGACAGAAAATAGGTGCCCCATTGCGCTGGTCGGTGCAGTTTTCAAGCCGGTGATCAAGCCAGCTCTAGCAATGGGGCGAAACACGTTCAAAGCCTTCGGGTATCTGAGGCGTTAAACAAACGAGGTCTGCTTTTGGGCAGGGAAAACCGGGTGCACCATGCGGCGCGTGATCGTGCAGGGGCGCGGGTCCACCTTGCGGTGCAGCTGGCCACCGGCGATCAGGTTGCTGACGCGGGCCGAGACCCTGGCCACATCGATGCGGGTGTTGTAGGTGGCCTCATAGGCCCGTTGAATCTCGACCAGGCTCATGTCGCCCACCATCGGGTGGCAGCCACTGGCCACCACGTCCAGGATCTCTTGCTGTTGCTTGGCCAGCTTTTTGGGGTTGATGGCGCGGTAGCTGTCGGATTGGGTATCGAGCGAACTCACGCGCTCAGGGGCAGTCATCACGGCTTCGGTCATTTGGGGAACCTCACGATGTTGTTGATGCGTTTGTTGGTCACGTAGCGGGCGGCCAAGGCTTGGCTGACGGCGTGGGTGGCGGCTTGCTCGGGGGTCATGCCATGGGCTTGGGCGTAGCGCTCCAGGCGGTCCAGCTCTTGCGGTGACAGCGTGGCTGTGACCGTGGTGGTGGGTTCGGGTTTGGCGCTCATTTGCGTGACTTGAAAGTGACGGAAGCGGGCTCAATGTGTGGCTCGCATTTGCGGGTCTGTGTGCGCAGAATCACTGACAGACGAACGCAAAAATTCGATCATCAAATCACGCACCAGCACAGCGGGCTGCGTGCAGTTGAGCTCAGCAATGGCCTCGATGGCGCGGCGCTCGGTGTCTGTCAGGGACAGGTTGATGCGGTTGTTTCGGATGTGACGCGGATCGGCATACATGGTGTAAGACCCTCAAAAATGAAACGAGAACAAAACGATGGAACTGGACGAACTGACCGCACGGCTAACAAAGGCCGAAGCGCGGGTGCTGGCATTGATGAGCATTTGCGCGGCCATGCTCAAACACCACCCCGAGCGCGACGAAATGGAGACAACCCTCGGGCGGCTTGCAGAGCTGCACGAGTCCGCGCTGCTGCCAAAAACACGGCAGGACGCTGTGGCCGAGGTGTATCGGTCGACCACCGTGCTAGTGCAGCAGTTGTCTCGGCTTGCGCTGTAGCGCGGGCACGGGCCATGGCGTACACGGTGGACAAAACGGAGTCGATCAAATCCATGTCAGGCCACCTGGTTGGCAGAGGACTGATCGGCCAGCTCGGGCCAGATGCGTTGCCAGTCGTTGGGGAAAAGGTCTTTTCGCGTAACTTGACCCTCTGTGAATTCCTCGATGGCGGCAGCGACTTTGATGCTTGGCGATTTTTTGCCAGACACCCAATCGCAAACGCTCGGAGGGCGAATTCCAAGGAAGCAAGCCAAGGACTTCTGACGCCCCCTGGACTGTTGTGACCATTCTTTCAAGTTCATGGCCGTGATATTAGCCCCGGCGTAATGCTTTGTCAATAGCCTTTGCGTAATTCCTTTAATTACGCTTTGCGTATCCAATGGAAACTATGAAAACCGTCGAAGAAAACCGCAGGGACTGGCTGGTCGCACTTATTGACCAGCACGGCTCAATTGCGGCCCTGAACATCAAGCTGGATCGGGACCGAACCGATGCCACGCTGTCGCAGATCAAAAATCAGTCCACCCACCACAAAACTGGCAAGCCAAGAACCATGGGCAGCGAGGTGGCCCGAGACATAGAGGAAAAATTGGGGCTTGAACGCGGGGCGCTGGATTATCCGCCGCTGTCGATCAATCACCACAGTCATCTATTTGCCGCCGAGCCGCTTGCTCAATACAAGATCCAAACCACCTGGCCGTTCAAGACCATCACGGAGCAGGACTGGTTTAGCACCGACGAAAGCATGCGGGACATGCTTGAACGGCAAATCAAAGCAGCCATGCCCTTGGCTGCAAATGCAAACGACCCAGCCCGATCACAGGAAACAATGCGAAAAATGGCCGCTGGGTAGCCAAAATCATAAACTTTAAAGACTATTTAAAACTAAAAAAGTATTAATATTTATTTGTAGTATTAATTTGGGTATTACAGTTTGCAATCTTTAAGATTTATTTTTAAAGCGCGCAGGCCTTGAGTTTCAGTTAATGCTGAATTGTCCGCAGCACACCGTTTTCAAAATACAAATAACCGCCGTCATAGACCCACTGCTGGGACTCGCTTGTCGCCCTGGTTGTTTTGTTCACCCTTTTTGGACGCCCCCAGCTGCTTGCCAAAACTTCCTCATAAGTCATGCCAATGGTCACGCCCTGAGACTTCCTGAGCCTGGCTTCGTCCGCCTTGGCCCGTGCCATTTCAACCTCTTCGTATTTTCGAAACTCAACAGCCAACGCATGTGAAACCGGGTGCCCGCGCGAAATCATCGAATTGACAGCGGCCATTTTTCGGGTTTTGTCTCGACCACTGGCCGCAAGCTCTTCCTGGTAATGGAGTAACTCTGCCGCCATCTCCATTTTCTTGTATTCAGGATGGCTTCCCAGCGTGCCGCAAGCAGTCATCTGCAGGCTTGCCAGCCAGTAACTCTTTTTGTCCATCAGCTCTTGGTACTTTTGCAAACGCTCACCGGCGCAGGCTTTTTGCAAATCAAAAACAGCCGCCATAGGACTGCTCGCAGGCTTACTTGATGGCGTCGAAAGATAACCACTGACTGAAAGAACAAAAAGCAGCAGTGCAAACGTCAAAAGTCCGCCTGATTTCGCGAACTTAGCAAACAAGCGACCGAACCGATAAGACAAAGAATCCATTTTTTACCCCGTTAGTTCGCCTTATTGTAAGAAGCGGCAAAGAACAAAACAAGCCCATGGCGTAAAAAAATTACGCTCAGGCTATTGACAAGGCATTACGCCAAGGCTAACAATAGACCCCATCAACAACGGAGGGGTCATGCACACCACATCAACACCCAGCGGCATCCGGTGCCGCGTCACCATCAAGACCGCCAGCGGCTCGCGCAGCTACAGCGGCATTTTCCCCAGCACCTTTGACGCCACCATCGACGCGATGGACCAGCTGGGCGACGGCCAGGGGCGCATCAGCGTGAAGGTGCTGCCATGACCTGGGACTGCTGCACCCCCGTGGGCACTTGCCAGCGCGGCCACGGCTGCCCAGCTGGTTGCTGCAACAACAACTGCGATCAGGGCCGCACATGCCCAGCCCGCCAGCTGCACCGCGTGCAACTGGACGGCACCCACAGCAAAGGCCGCAAGGCCACCCGCAGCGTTTTGGCGCACCTGGTCAAGCGCGTGGCGCAGCTGGTGGCGGTGTTGGCTGTGCTGGCCATTTGGGCCGCTGCCTCGCTGGCCACGAAAGACGCCGACGACAACGCGCAAAAGCGCACCACTTGGACGGAGGTCGCATGATCTGCACCGGCGTTTTGACCCTTGGCGCGGTGGTGCGCTTTGACCACGCCACCGATGGCGCACCCCAGCTGCTGATGCACGCTTTCGCCCCCGGCCTGAGCGCCAACGGCGTGGCTTACAAGCTGATCTGGACCGGCCCGCAGGCAGAGACTTTTTACATGCTGAACGAACACCGCTTGCACGTGGGCACCGACCTCAGCGTGACGGCGATCAACGCGCAGCCGCTGGTGCAAGACGGGCAGAGCTACATCCTCGCCAGTGTTTTGGGTATCGAGATTGTCAAGCGCAACTCGGAGCCAGTCGCCAGTGTCGGGGGCCATTACACGCCCCAGCCCGTGATGAAGTCGCGCTGGGTTGACCTGCCGGGGGTGGCCGCATGAGTCGCCCCATGTTCAAACGCTATGGCGTGCTCAAGATCGTGGCGTGCTCCGACCCGATGCTTTGGTATGCGGGGCTGATCGGCCAGCAGGTGCCCAACTTGGGTTACACCCGCGCCGACGGTTATCGCAGCCGCGAGCAGGGCGGCTTTACCAACTTTGTGCGCGTGACCGACGCCGCGCCCATGACCGTACTGGTGCGTCAAGACCATCTGCACGGAAAGTGGCCCTACATCCAACCCATGGGCTTGGCTGACTTGGCCAACAGCAACAACGCACCGCAGCCGCCAGAGGGCGCAACAATTTTTCGGCCAAAACAACCAGGCACACGCGCAGAGGCATTGGCCAAGCAAAAAGCCAAAGGCCAAAGCCACGCGCACAGCTGGACCGAAGCCGCCGTGAACATCGCCGTGGGCTTTGCCGTGAGCGTGGTCATCACCGCCTTGGTGCTGCCCGCTTATGGCCACCACGTCACGCTGTCCGAAAACCTGCAAATCACCGCCATCTTCACGGTGGCCAGCCTGCTGCGCAGCTATGCACTGCGCCGAGTTTTTAACCACATCACCACACGGGAGCCAGCATGAACATCAGCAACGCCAAAAACAGCCTGGGCGTGGTCAAGGTCAACATCTTGCACCACCTGCAGAAAAACGGGCGCTCAAAAATCCTCGACATGGAAATGCTCATGAGCCGCGGCAGCCTGCGCGTGGCCATCTCCAAACTGTCGATGCAGGGTTATGTGACCCGCGTGAAGGATCTGGCCTTTGAAGGCGTGGCCATCACCAACGCAGGCCGCGCCGCCATCGGCATCGAGGTGCCCGACGAAACGCTGCCGCGCCCCGCGCGCTTTTGCAACGCATCGATGACCGAGCCCTTGGTCTATGCCGCCCACACCACCATGGGCCGGGTCGGCTTGGCCCGATTTGGCGCATCGCATCGGGTGTCCGCATGAGCGCCCAGTTGTCACTGCCCATGCCTTACCCATCGGGCCACTGCGAGCGCATCAAGTGGCAGCCGAGCCAGTGGCCAACGCACATCAAAGACGCACGTGGCCGCGCCTGGTCGGTGCTGCACATCGGCGGCGTGCCCACCGCCACATCACCCGCCGTTTTTTGCTGCTTCAAGCCCAAAACGGTTGAGTACCACACGATCAAAGACACGGAGGCTTTTCACGCATGAACACACAACACACACCGGGGCCGTGGATTGGCAAAAACGAACACGGCAAATACAACCCAGACCACACATGGAGAGCAGACGACGAAAACAAGTCAAACAGCGAAACCGCTGCTATTTGGGCGGGCGGAAAAGTTATTGCGCTGGTTGTTCATTCAAGCAACAGATTCACCGTCGAGTCAGATCCAAGCATTGACGCCAACGCCAGCCTGATCGCCGCAGCACCCTGCTTGCTGGCCGAACTCCGCAAAGCCCGCGCAGCGCTCAACGAGCAGCTGGAGATCCTGATCCAGTCCCACAGCGACCCAAAAACGGGCCTGATTACCGATGACGCCGACCTGCGGGCCATCGAGTCCGACCAGGACTTGATTAACGGCATCGATCGGGTGATTGATCAGGCCGAAGGGGGTGCAGCATGAACCGCGCCACCCGCAGAGCCTCCCAATTCAAGCGCGGCCAGCGCTGGAACCGCAACGACGTGCTGGCACAGCCAGACGCGGCGCTGAGCCGCATCAAGCTCGCGCAAACCTATGCGCCCGACCAATCGGCGCGGCTGTCGGTTGACGCACGGCTGGCCTGGTACAAGCTGACCAACGGCAGCGGCACGATGGAAGACTTCGACATCTTGGCCGGGATGATCAACACGACCTATGTGATCGCCATGGACGCCAACGCCGACGAAATCGTGCAGGACATTTTCGACCGCGCCATGGACTCGATGGCCACCATGCGGGCACGGTTTGAGCGCATCGGCAAATTCGGCGCAGACGCCCAGGCGCTGGCCCATGTGCCCGACCTGCTGGACACCATCGACACGCTGCTGGCCAACATCACCCCCCTGCAAGCCGTAGACGCCCTGCGCCGCAGCATGCAACTGGTGGAGCAAGGGCACGTTATTCGGCCAGCTTGTTTTGGGGAGGCGGTATGACCCGCCACGCAGTCACCAACACATTGGGAGCACTGGCCGTGGCGTGGCTGGTGGCCACCACCACCGCCATGACCATCGGCGCGACCACCTTGGTCGCCAAACTGCTGGACCGTCCCAGCACCCCCAGCCAGTGCCCCGCCCTGGTCAAAGAATGGCAAGCCGTTGGCGTGCCGAAGCACATCCAGATCAAGTGCGGAGAGCATTTATGAGCACGACATGCGACCAATGCGGGGAAGTGACCCCTTCGGACATTCACACTTGCACGCCGAAGCGCCCGCCCAACTGTGGGACAGGCCATTGCTCATGCGTTGAATGCGTGATGGAGCCAGCCGCACAGCCAATCCTCTGCACCTGGACGAAATCAAACGACCCCAACATGCCCGACACCTTTGATGCCACCTGTGGCGTGGTGTGGACTTTTACCGATGGCGGGCCTGGCGAAAACAATGTGCGCTTTTGCCCGGGGTGTGGCGGCAAACTGGTGGAGGGCCAGCCATGAGCGAAGCCGTCATCATGGAGCGCATCGAGCAGCTAACCACTGCCGTGCAGTCGCTCAGCACCATGCTGGGTGCCAGGCTGACACGGGCGCAGCTTTGCGAGCGGCTGGGCATCCACCGCAACACACTGGCCCGGCGCTTGAGTGAGCCGGGGTTTCCACTGCCAGGCAAGGATGGCAAGTGGCTGTTGAGTTCGGTTATTGAATGGGAGCGGAGCCAGTAATGGACCTTCACGCACTACTCACAAGCACGCCAATTAATCGAATGGCTCGGCAAGTAACCTCACAGACTGGGGTGGCTATTGCCGACACCGCGCTCAGCCGAGAAGAACTTGCCAAACTGGTTCAGCTTACGACCCGCAAACAGAGACTTTTAAAGCGCGTGCTGGGCATAAAGACCAAGAGTCAACACAGAAATACAGCGTACAAGGCAGGCAAAGGAATAAGGCAGTACCGGGCAGACAAAGAACCACGGGCGCTGGTCGAATACCTGCGCTGCGGGCGAGAGATTGAGCGCCTTAACAGAGAGCTTGCAGACATGAGGCGTGCAAGGCAATACGCGGCCAAGCTAGAGAGTGAATACAAGGCATTGATTACTCACGCATAGGCTATCCCGCCATCCGCTTCGCCAAATCCCCCGCGCTCGGATTGAAGTAGGTCAGCGCCCTGGTGGTGGATTTCCACCCAAAGACTTTGCAAAGGTCCAGCACATGCAGCCGCTGCGCCAAGCGCGTGGCGGCAGTGTGCCTGGTGTCGTGGAAGGTGAAGCCCACCAGCCCCGCTTTGTCCCTTGCCCGTCTGAAAAACGCATCGAGCGTTTGCGCTTTGATGCCCAGCAGGGTGTCGCCGCTCCACCCGTCCAGCATTTGCAGCACGCGCACCGCGGTGGGCGTCAGGGGCACGTCACGCTTGCCTGTTTTGCCTGATCTGATCTTGAGGTGGTCCGGCATCACATCGCCGGGCTTGAGGCCGCACAGCTCGCCCGCACGCATGCCCGTCATGAGGGCCAGCACAAAACACACGGCGGCGGCTTGTTGCACGGTGCGCACGCGGCGCACGCCATCGGGCTGCCTGGTGGGCCAGCCGAGCTGTCGCATCATCACGCGGGTTTCGCGGCCCGTGATCACCCGGTCGCGGTGATCGGGCTGGGCAGGGCGGCGCACGCCTTGCGCGGGGTTGACATCGAGCCAGCCCCATTCGCGCCGCGCATGCTCCAACACCGAGGCCAGCAGCGTGAGGTCGCGCAGCACGGTGCCCCGCGCCACTTTGGCCAAGCGGGCATCGCGCCACATGGCAACGTCTTCGGGCGTCAGATCGGCCAGCTTTTTGCCCAAAGGCAGGGGGGCGTGGGCGGGTGTCTCAAAGGCTTGCAGGCGAATGACCTCCCACCGCTCACCGCGTTTGGACGGACTGACCTCTTCGGCATAGCGGCGCAGCGCATCGCGCAAGGTCTTAACCGACCCGGCGCGGCCCGAGCGCATGGCCCGCAGCTCGGTGGCTTTGCGGGCAGCCCAGGCGGTGGCTTGGGCTTTGGTGTCAAACGTGCCGGAGGGGCGCTGGCCAGCCACTTGGATCTGGACCCACCACCGGCCTGTGGCTGTCTTTTTTGGCGTTGCCATTTTTTAGGGATTTTGTTGGGGTTTTTTTAGTGCTTGCTTGGTGCAAACTGGTGCAATTGCTGCACTTTACCAAAAAGCCCAAGGGCGTAAAAGCCTGTATTTATGCGGGTTTGTGCTGTGCTTGCACTGCATTGCATCTTGCCTTGGTGCCCCCGACAGGAATCGAAAACGGCTTGGTTATGCGGTTTTTTAGGGAATCCAGCACAAAATTAGCACGGCGACCACTGGCCGAGCCACGCAAAAAAGCCCACCACCTTTGCAGGCGGTGGGCGTGAAGCCGCTTTTTTAGGGCGACGATGGAGACAACTGCGATCAGTCGGGCGCGGGGGCTGGCCTTGGCCAAGCGTCCCACAGCATCATTCGGTCGGCGTGGAGGCGGTCAGCCGTTGCCGCCAGGTCTGTAAGAGCTGCTGCACAGTGGCCGAGTAGCTCTGGGGCGGGGCTGGCTCGGTCATCTCGGGCGGCGCAGGTATTTGCACCGGGGTCAGCCGGGCGGGTGGCGATGGCGTGGCGCAGGCTGTCAAGCTCAGTGCGAGCGCCGTCAGCATCCAGGCGGTTGGCTTGCGCCCGTTTGGCGGCTTGGGTGAGTGCATGGTCTTTGTCCCGTTGGAGTTGCTGAGTGGTGGTGGCGGCATCGGCGGCTGACTTGAGGGCGGCGGCTGCGGCGGCGGTGCGGGTGTTGGCGTGGTCGGCGCGTTCGCCTTGCCACCGGGCGTAGAAGTAGGCGCAGGCAAGCGCCAGGCCAATGATGATCAGGCGCTTGGCCCACCAAAACACGTTGGCCAGCATGGCTCAGGCCTCGCTTTTGCTAAGCGCACCGACTGCAGCCACGGGCGCGGCGGCGAGTTGTTCGTCGGGTTGCTTGCGGTAGGCGATCACGCGATCGGCGGGGAACCAGCTTTCGCACACGGCGTCGCCCTGGTTGCCGCCCAGCAGGCGAACGTGCTTGCCATCGGGTGACACGCCCGTCACGATGGCCACATGCCCGCCACCGTTGCGCACCAGCACGGCGACGCTGCCGTATTCGGCCACGCCAGCGGGCACGCCCCAGTCAGCCCACGACCGAGCCGATGCGTAGCGCGTGGGGAAGTCCAGCCCCAGCTCTTTGCACAAATACGCCACGAAGGCCCCGCACCATGGCACCTGGCCATCGTCTTTTTGGGCGTTGTCCCAGAACCATTTTCCACCCGGCAGGGCAAGCCACACGCGCTCGATGAACGGGTTGGACCCTGCGCCGGGCACTTCTTTTTGGCCGAGGTATTGGCGGGCTTGGGTGAGTATTTTGCTCATGATGCGGCCCCCTGCGCGGCGACAAAGAAGCTCTGCCGAAACGGCATCCACACCGCCGTGAAGGCGGCGATGTTGTCTTTGGTGATGATCAGCTTGGAGCCGTTGGCAAAGTAGAAGCTGGTGGGCTTGAAGGCATCACCTTGCATTTGCTTGGCCATGAGCACGGCCATGAGGCCCGCCTCGTCGTCACGGGTGGCGCTGCACATGACGCCATCGAACTCGATGCCGGTGAGTTTGGGGTCTGGTGGTGGCGGTGGGTCTGCGGGCAGCGGGGTGTTGCCTTCGTCTAGCCAGGCCAAATACTCGGCATACGCGGAGTTGGCGGGGTCGAAGGGGATGAAGGCGTTGTCAGCGATGCGGACAATAGCCATTTGCTTTCCAGTTCGTAGATCGTTAAAAATTTGGTACATGTCACAACTCCGCAATCAAAGAGGCCAGTCTGCTGGCAAATATTGGGGCGCTCGCTGTTGGAACAATGTTGTACCTAGCGCCTCGAACCGTTAATGGCCCGATAGCAAAAGACGAGACGTTTGTTTCTGACTCAACGGCACTTGTCCCGCCAACCGTAGGCGTTGCCCTCATTTCAACCGCAAAACTTCCTACAAAATAACGAGTGGCAATTGTCGACACAGCATCAGCGTAGCCCACTTGCCACAACTGGTAATACCGCTGGCACATCATCAGCTCCCGCCCAACATCCCGAAAATTTGGCGGCATCACGATGGCCCCCTTGTTGAATTCGTTCCAGTCAAAATCAAGCGTGAAGTTTTGCGCGGCCACGCCCTCGGTCCAAACCATGATGATCACGTTGTTGAACGTGCTGCCCATCGATCCATAGATGTTGCCCAGCGTGGTCCAGGTGTTGGCCGTTGGGGTTTGAGCGCCGACAGCGATCACGCTCACGTTGGCCGACAGGAAAAAGCCGCTGGGTGCAAAGCTGGCAGAGTTCCAATCGTTGACCACATCGGATGTGACAAGATCCTCGGTGCCCGTCCAGCCGAGGATGGCGTATCGGATGGGCTGCGATGCTGACACACGCACACGCGGGGCAAAGACACCCGAGCCACCGCGCAGGCGCTTGCAGTTTTTGCCCTCGATGATCTGGGCGTAGCCAAAGCGCTGGGCTGTCGCTTGCGATTGGGTCATGCGCACGCCGTGGGTGTAGCCGTTTTCAGGGTCTGTCAGTACCGATGGCGTGATGGCCCCGGACTGCGTGAGCGCGTACCAGCGATCGGCAAAATACACATCGTCAGCCGTGGATGCCACTGAGCGCTGATACACCAAGCCGCCGCCCGGGTTGATGAGCATGTTTTGCATGCTGTCGCTGGCAATACCAAGCGCTTGGCGGGTGGCTTCTTTTTCAGCGTCAGACGGCGCAGGGGCAGTCGCATCGCCCCCCAGCCGCCCGACAACATAGTCCCACAGCGAGGCAAACCCCGCCTTGGCTTGCGCATTGCTGGGCGTGCCCGCAATTTCTGATTTAAGGGGTGGAGCTGACATTTTCTAAACTTCCTTTCAAATGGGGTTTGTGCGTTCAATAAGCCTGAATCACGGCGTCGATCAGCCCCGGCACTTGCGCGCCAGCGGCGTTGAGCACGTAGACCATGGGGCCCAGCGTGGTATTGGTTTTGTCGGCATAGCGGGCGGTCACGCCGCCGTTGCCATCGGCCTGCACCGTGATCTGGATGTTCTTGATGGCCAGCAGCCCCGCAGGCACGGCCAAGCGGGTGCCGGTGGCGCTAACGGCCAGGTCGTTGGTGTTGACGGTGATGTCGGGCACGTCCAGGTTGGCTTGCAGCGTTTGCATGACTTCGGTGCCCGTGCCGCCAGCGGTGGTGATGCGAAAGCGGAACGTCTCGCCGTTCACCGCGTCGGCATAGCCAGGCCACACAGCCCAGTCTTGCGGCTGGCCATAAAACGGGTCGGCGTCTGGCCCATAAAAGAAGTCGCCGCTGATGCCGTAGAACGCCTCTGCGTTGTCGCGGGCATATTCAATGGTGTAGCTGCTGGCCACAATGCTGTGGCTGAGCGTGAGCCGACCGGGGCCGTTGGATATGACGTCCCACTCATACCGCATGCTCTGGCTTTGCGACAGCGCATAAAACGCGCTGGTGTCCATGCCATAAAACGGCTCTTCGTCTGCCCCATAAAACAAATCCGTCGCGCTGGCCACCAGTTGGCCGCCAATCACGCTGCAGTTGGTCTTGGTGCCCGCCCAGGCGGTGTGCTGTGGCCAGCTGTTGACGATGTTGTCCACCAGCGCATCGCCCAAGTTGAGGGTGATGCTGGCGGCGTTGGTGCTTTCGTTGCCGGTGGTGTCCACGGCTTTGATGAGCAGCGTGACCAAGCCCGCTGGGCGATTGACCAGCGTGTAGGGCGTCTCGGTGATCAGGCCATCGTGCAGCTGCGCCGCCGTGGGCCACCAGGTGTTTTGCCCGTACTGAAAGCGGATTTTGTAGCCCGCCAAGTCGACCACATCCACAGGCGTCCAGCTCAGCACGTTGCCGTTGACCGTGAAGCTGACCACATCGGGCGGCGGGGCGCTCAGGCCCTGCACGGTGTAGACAATGCGCTGCTTGCCGCCGATCTGGCCCAGGGCGTTGTAAGGGCGCAGCTCCACAGCCCACGTCTCGCTCAGGCCACCCATCCAGGTGAATGATCGGTCTGTGGTGGTGCCGATGAGCGCCAGCGCCGCATCGCCTTGCGCGGCCCAGACCTGCACGGTGCCCGTGGATTCGCTGAGGTCGAAGTTGACGGTCAGCTCGGTGTACCAGGTGTTGCCCTGGCGACGCAGCACCTCAAACACCTGCGCCGATGTGACATTGGGCAGGCGGGCCAGCAGGCTGCGATTAGGCGGCGGGGTGTATGCGCCCGAGTTCACAAATGGCCAAAATTCGTCAGGCAGCGGCACCACAGTGACCTGTGCGCCGGTCATGCCGCCCATGGGCTCGACCTTGCTGACCACCACGCGCAGGCCAGGCGTCGCCTTGAAGTCAAAAACCCACAGCGCATCGTGCACTTGGCCACCCGCCCCCACGCTGCCCGGCAAAGGCACGCCCGCAGGCCATGCGCCCACCAGCGTGACCGACCGCGCCGTGCCGGTGAAGGCCTGCACCTGAAAGATGCGGTATTGCGCCTCGCCCAGCAGGCGCAGGCCGATAAACTTGTTGGACGCGCCACCGGGGCCGGTAGCGGGCACGGCATCGTCCAGCCCCAGGGTGATGACGCCGCCCACATCGGTCACGCTTTGCACGCGGCCACTGTAGCCCCATTGGGTCATGTCGTGGCTTAAGCTCAGCACGGTGCCGCGCCGGTAGGTCAGGTGTTCCAGGTCTTGCTCAAACGTGATCGCCTTGGCCATGTAAATGTTTTGCGCCATGCTGTGGCGGGCCAGCACGGCGGCGTGCGATTGGCTGGTGATTCCCAGGTTGCTCAGGCGGGCGGTGCTGCGCGGCATGGTGACGCCGGGGGCCAACACGCGCAGGGCGTTCCACTGGTTGCCCTGGTTGCGGTCGAAGTAGCCGTATTCGATTTCGTCGGCGCGGTCGTTCAGGTCATATTGCACACTGAACGACTTGGCCTTGATGTTGGCCATGTTGATGACGCCTTCGATGGGCGCATCGTCTGCCAGCCACTGCACGCCCAGCTTGCCGTCGGGCATGGACATGCTGCCCATGCCGGCATAGGCGATGGCGTCAAGCAGGTCGCCGTGGCTCATGGCGTCTTGGATGTGCGCGTCGAAAGTGAAGCCGCGCGCGGTGCACCACACGGTGAAGGCTTTGATGCTGTCCAGGTCGATGCGGCTGTCGGGCCAGCCAAGGCCTGCCATGAGGCGACCGTTTCCGTCGTAAAAGCCCCGGGCATAGGCCAGCATGATGGTGCCAGGGTTGCTCAGGCCATCGCCCCGGTTGGTGGCGGTGACCCATGCGCTGCCATTCCAATGCGGGCAGGGCTTGGCGGTCAGGATGCCGTTGAGCTCGTCGATCGCGCCGCTCAGCTGGCCGCTGGCCTTCATGTTCACGGCCAGCAGGGCTTGGCCGGGAAAACTGGCGGTCTGCGCCTGAAAGCTGCGCAGCTGAATCCACTGCACCGCGTTTTGGCCAGTGGTTGTGGTTTCGTTGGCGGTGATCTTGCGCAGGCGCACGTCGTATTGGCCCAGTGCCACAGAGATGGTGAATGTGCGGCGCAGCGGCTTGGCGGTGCTGTTGAACAACCACCCGACTCCAATGGGAGCGGGCTGATCAACCCATCTATATTTGGTAACTTGCACGAACTCATCAATGTAGCCATAGTCAACAAACGTTCGCTGCCAGCCTTCCTCGGTGTAAGTTTCTTGCACCCGCTTGGTCGATCCGGTTTGCAAGCCCACCCAATTGCCCGACCCGGCCACGGCGTATTCAATTTGAATGTCGCACTGGCGTTGCACCCACGCGCCGCTGGTCGAGTCTGTGCCGTACAAATTCGCCTCGATGTCGATGGCGATCTGCGCGGTGCCAAGACTGGTGGTGCGGGTGACCCACGGGCCGGTGCCGGTTGGCGCGTCCAGCAATGCACCCGGGATGCTGTCCACGTTGTTGCTGGGCATGGCGGTGCTGTAGCCGTTGCCGGGCAGGCCGCTGGCGGCGATGCTGACGCTCTCAAAATTGCCAATGGCCGTCTGCCCGATGCGCAGGGCGTCCACCCGCTGGCAGTTGATGCCCAGGTGGAAGATTTGCTGCAGGTACTGGTCCTCGCCGCCAAAATATGAATAAGGCTGCGCGGCCAGGTCGAACACGGCATAAGGCTGGCCCAGCACCAAACTCATGGGCTGCCATAGGCGCTGGCTGTTGCGGCCACCGCTCAGGCTGTAGGTGGGTTCGACCGTGTTGCTGGCCATGTCCATGCTCGGGGCTTTGGGTGGCGGCAATATGCGGTTGATGACCATGGCACCAGCAGCAAAGGCCACTGCGCCGATGATGGCAGCGCTAAACGTGCCCGCCGTTGCACCAAATGCACCAAGCAGCGCGGCATTGCCAGCACCCATGGTGAAATAAGCCAGTGCCGCAAACGCGATGATCTTGACCACATCCTTTTGCACCACCGACCGGCACTCAATCACCTGCCCATGGTGCACACGCACGCGCCCCCACAGGATGGCGGGCACTTGCAGGCCGCCCACTTCCACCACCCAGGTGCTGTCCACGTCGTGGCGCTGCAGCAGGGCGAGCAGGGTTTCGCCGTCTTGCTGCAGCACGGCCACGCTGGTTTGGCCCTGCGTGGTCAGAGGGTGCGGGGTGCGCACCAGGCGGGTGGGCTGCACGGCGGTCAAGTCCATCACTTCCATTTGTAAAACCCCTCGATGCGCTGGCCGCGCCAGGCGAAGTCGCGCAGGCGGTTCAGGCTGGCCGAGCCCATGGCGTGCGAGTTGTGCAGCACCCACACATCGCCCCGGTACACAAACACGGTGCCGATGTGCCAAGCCAGCTGGCCGCCGTCGACCGGCGTGGTCAGCAGCACGCCGCAGCCGTGCACGGGGTCTTGGATGCGTTCGGCCAGCGCGTCACGCGCCACGGCGATCTGGCGGGCCTGCCCAGCGCGGCCAAGGCTGTGCACACCCAGCCCGGCGGGGATGGTCAGCTCGCGGCCAAACACTTGGCGCTGCACGTCCAGAAACAAATGCGCACAGTCGTACACGCCGGGCACGTATTCCACGCCCACATAACTCTGGGCGTCGGCAAAATCTTGGGCTTCGGTGCTCATGTTCATCCAGGGAATAGGCCGGGTGTGTTTTGCGGGTCAAACCGCACGCGGACCGCCGTTTGGCGCATGGTGTCGTCTGCGCCCATGGTGCAAGTCACGGCGGTGGGCGTGATGCTGATGCCCGACAGCTGGGCAATGAATTGGTAATCCACCACGGTGGGCGTGGCGCGGCTCACCAGCTTGAAGGTGCCCAGCAGCTCAGCACCCACGGGCAGGCCCTCGATGGCCCCGGTCAGTTCCCGGCCCACGTTGTCAATCTGCAGCTGAGCGCGGGGGTTTTCGCCCCGGGCGTCGTTGGGCAGCTTGCAGGCAAAGGGCAGCGCCACATAGGTCTGCCCGCCAATGGTCCAGTCGCGGGTGTCGTTGCAAATCAGCACCGGGCTGGCAAAGCTGGCGTGGTCGATCTGCAGCAGCTCCAACACGCCATGCGGGTCAGACGTGGCTTGCAGTTGGGTGCGGGTGGATGCGCTCACGCTCATTTAGTAGGCGCTCCGCAGGTATTCAAGCTGCAAGCTGCGCTCTGCAAACGTCCAGGCGCGGCTGCCGGGCTTGAGCGCCCCAATGTCGCCGCCCACAATGCGGGCCTGCACGGCGGTGCCGGTGCGCGGGTTCGTCCAGGTGAACCAATCCGCGCCGCCGCCGATCTGGGTGTAGACCCAATCCTCGAAGTCGGTGGCGTTTTGCTTGGTGCGAAAGTACAGCGTGGCGGGCACGGTGACCATGGCATCACTGGCCATGCGCCGCTGTTTGGGCACGCCGCGCTCCATCTCGGAGCGCAGCACCACGCTGGCGGGTTGTTCGGCCGTGTCTGCCCAAGCAATGTCGACGTAGGTGGGAAAGGTGGCCATTTATCGCGCTCCCTGTGGCACAAAGCGGCTGGCCGTGGCGTTGAACAGGCTGCCAGAGCCCGCCGCCATGTTGCCCGCCATGCTGTCTTCGATCTGGCGAATCACCACATCCAGCGTCATGTTGCCTTGGCTGTCTTGGCTGGTTTTGACGTCAGCCGTCTGGCCGCTGCCTGGCAGCACGTTGACCACCACGTTGGCCCCGCCGCCGCCCGACATGGTGACGGGGATGGTGCGGCCATCGGGCAGGGGCACGTAGGCTTCGTTCATGCGGCCTTCGCCGAAGATGGCCAGCTGCGGGCTGTCTGCGATGCCGCCGTTGCTGTAGGCGTTCATGGGCAGCGGGCCACCGGACGACATGACGCCGCCGTTGGCGAAATACGTCCCCATGTCTTGCGAGCCGTAGGCTGCGCCGGTGCCAAAGTCTGCACCTGCACTGCCGCCAAAGTAGCTACCAATGGCCTTGCCCAAAATGCCCGACAGCGGCCCGGTGACCGACTGCTGGATCTGCATGCGGATCATGTCGCTGATGATGCTGTCGGCCAAGCTCTTGAAGTCCAGCTTGCCGGTGCGCACAAAGTTGGTGAGCGCGTCTTCCATGCCCCGGAAGGCATTGGTCATCACGCCCTTGGTGTTTTCGCCCATCTTGCTGATGCTGAGCTGGTATTCCTTGACCGCATCGTTGACGCCGCGCATGGCGTCATATTGCTGGTTGATCTGGTCGGCTTGCTGGGCCATGAACTCGGCGCGGGTGTCGCTGGCCAAGCGCTGGACGGCGGCCAGCCGCTCGGTGGCTTCGATCTGATTGATCAGGCCGTTGTTGGCGTCGTTCATCACCATCGACTCGGCCTGCGCCACTTTGATGGCCAGCTCGCGCTCAAACGTGAGGCGGGCCACCTCTTCGGCGGTTTTGCCGATCAGCGAGGTATTGAACGCCATGGCCCGCGCTTCGTCAGACATGGCCAGAATGGTGCGGCCATAGGCCAGTTCGGCCTGCTCTTGCAGGGTGATCAGCTCGCGCATGCCTTTTTCTTCGGCATCGTTGGCGATCTTTTTGTTGTTGAAGGCGTCGATCTGCGCAGCGGTGGCCAGCGCTTGCTGCTTTTGCGCAAAGGTGAATTTGTCGCCGCTGATCTGCAGCATGCGCTGCACTTCGTCCACCTTGGTCATGCTGCCGCTCAGGCGGGCATATTCGCTGATCAGGTTGTTGACGGTGTTGGCACCCGTGTCGCTGGCGGTTTTTTTCTTTTCGCCAAGTTTTTCAATGTCGGGCTTACCGCCCCAATTCCTCACCTGAGACAGAATCGAGCCGGGGTCACCCATGCTGCGCGGGTCTGCAATGGTTCCTCTCCCCGCCCCGGCCTTTGAAGACCCGGCCACGGTGCCCTCAAGCACTTTGCCGGACTGCATCAAAATTTTGGCGAATCTGGTGGCTGGCCCGAGATCAATGTCCCCCAAGTCTGGCAGCTTTGCCATGCCACGGGACAGGACACCAAAAAAGCCCTCGCCGTTCATTTTGGCGTCCAGAAATGCTTGCGACAGGCTGCCAAGCGAAGACACAAACGGGTCCATGATGGCCATGCCCGCCGCCTCGGCAGTCAATGATATTTTTTTCAAATTGTCATTGAAGTCAGCCGCCGCTTTGGCCGCATCGCCAGACAGCTTGATGCCCAGCCTTTCGGCCTCGTTGCCCATGTTCTCCAGGCCAGTCGAACCAAGGTTCAAAATCGGGATCATGTCTTCGCCCGACTTGCCAAAGATCTTCATGGCCATGGCGGCTTTTTCGGGGCCATCCTTCCATGTGGCGAACTTCCCCGCCATGTCGCTCAGCACCTGGTCGGTGTCGCGCAGGTTGCCGCTGGCGTCTTTGAACGACACGCCCATGGCCTTGAAAATGTTTCCAGCCTCTTCGCTGCCGCTGGCCGCATCGCCCATGAGCTTGGCCAGCTTGCGCAAGCCGCCGCCCAGCTGCTCGGTGGTGGTGCCCACAGACTCGCCCGCATAACGCAGTTTGCTCAGCGCCTCGACCGACACGCCCGTTTTCTCGGACATTTCGTCGAGCTGGTCCATCATGTCCAGCACACCTTTGAAGGCCTGCACGCTGAAAGCGCCCGCGATGGCCACGCCCAAAGGCCCCATGAGACCCGTCACGCGGGTCACGGTTTCGCCGATGCTGGCCATGTTGCGCTTGGCCGATTCGATGGCGGCTTTGGTTTGGTCAACCGCCGTCAGGACAATCTTTGCTTCGGACATTTGCTGTCAGGCCCCATTTTGTTTGCGCCACAGGCGCAAGGTTTCGCGTTCCATCACTTGCACGGCTTTGGTGACTTCGGGCCAGTCGGCCTTGGGCACCTCTTGCATCTCCAACATAAAGGCCATGGCCTCCATGCGCAGGCCCACCGGCCCATTCATGCCCACGCTCCACTGCGTGGCCATGGCCTTGAACACCGCAAAGGGCTCGACGTTTTCGGGCCAGATGTCCAGGTGGTCAGGCTCTTGGGGCTTTTCGGCCTTGAGTCCAAAGGCTGCAAGGGCTTTGTCGGTGGCCTCAACATCGTCAAAGCCCTCGACCAGTTTCTTTGCAGCCTGTATCAGTTTTTTCGTTTCGCCTCGGTCAACTCGCGCAGGTAGGCCCGGAAAATCTCGCCCTGGCTGGCCGAGTAGTTTTCCAGCAGGTCAGATAAAGCGGTCAGGGTGTAGGGCACATCCTTGCCGTCTTCGTCTTTCACACCAGCCCAGCCGCAAACCACCTCGCCCAAGGCTTCGGCGTCCATCTTTTGCGTGGCGGTGGCCACCCACTTGCCCAGGGCGTCTTTGCCTTTGTGCTTGAAGGTGAACAACACCTCCAACGGCTCGGACAAGCCGGGCACGGACAGCGCCACGGGCGCGGTGAAGGTGGGTTTGGGGTTGAGCTTGAACATGCGCGGGTTGTCTCTCGGGTTTGTTTTTGTTACTTGCTGTAGATGATCAGGTCGTCGTTTCCAGCAACGGGCACGCTGCGGGTGTCGAAGCCGATCAGGCGGCGACCGTTGGCGTCGGCCTTGGTCGGGTTGATCAGCTGCACAGCGGCCATGTGCACGCCGACGATGGAGCCAGCGGCGGTGCCGTGCTCCAAGCTCACGGCCTGCAGGGTGTTGCTCTTCACGCTGGTCATCAGGGTCACTTCCTGTGCGCCAGTCAGGTCGAGCTGGATGGAGCCGGTGACAGCGCGGTCGGTGATGTCGATGTATTCAGCGCCCAGCAGCGGGGTGTATTGCACGGCGTTGCCGATGTCGAGCTGCAGGCCTTGGCTCACGTAGGTGCTGCCACCCGTGACCACGCCAGCGGCGTAGCTTGCGCCAAACTTGACGTCGCCCGTGTTGGGGTCGGTGATGACGATGGGTTGCTTCCAGGCGGTGAGCGTGGTGGTGGGGTTGGCCACAGCGGTCACGCCGCCGTCTTTGCCGGTGAAGCTGAAAGCCAGTGTGGGCCGCTCGCCAATGCCCATTTGCATCTTGAAGGTGCCTTTTGCGCCCAGCAGTTTGTGCAGCACGCCATCGTCGTAGTAGTACAGCGTGGCGCTCTTTTGGTTGCTGGGGGTGTCGGGGGCGTATTGTTTGTGGGTGGTGCCCGATTCGACAAAGCCGCAAGCCACCAGCAGCGCACCCCATGGGGCGGCGGTGGCGGCGGTGCCGCTGCCTGCCAGCTCGACGGTGAAGTCGATGGAGACATAAGCGGTGCCCACCAGTTGCTCAGACGCACCGAAATAGGGGCGCACGATGGAGCGGTCGACGTTTTGGGCGTTGAGCGGGTTGATGGTCACATCGCTGATCAAAAGCGCGTTGGCCGCGCCTGTGGGTGTGGCGTCGGTGCCCTCGGTGGTTTCGATCTTGGCCAGCAGGGCGGTGTTGCGGATATAGCGGGGCATGGTTACTCCAGGTTGAGTGATTGGGTGCGGTGGCGGATGAGGTAGGTCATGAGCGCGCAGCCCATGCGGTCTTGTTCGTGGTCGAAGTCGAAGTTGATGGCTTGCAGCTGACAGTCGGCCACGGTGCCGCCCAGCGTGGGGTCGGCGGCCAGGCGGGCATAAGCTGCCTGCATGACGGCATCGACCGCCAAGTCAGGCGACAGGCTGGTGCTGCGGGCGTAGCACTCCACCACCACCAGTGTGTCGGTGTTGATGGGCGCACCAAAGATGGCCAGGCGCTCAAACTGCGACTCTTGCAGGCGCACCACCACAGCGGTGGCCCACTCAGCGGCCAGCGGCTTGATGCGGGCGCGGCTGATGTTGGGGCTGACAGTGGTGCCCGCGCTCAGCGCAGTCACCATCGAGCCAACGACATTGGCAAACACGGTGGTCATGTGGCGGCCTCCAGAGTCAAAGTGCTCACGCCTGTTCCGTCAGGCTGGTGCACGGTGACCAGGTAGCTTTTGCCGTTGACCACGACGGGCTTGCCGATGGGGTCGGCGGGCACTTTGGCAGTGGGCAGCGTGACGATGGGCGCCACGCTGCTCATGCCATAGGGCCCCACATCGCCCAGGGCGTAAGCGGCGTCGAAAATCACCGACATGTTTTGTCCGTCCACGAGCGCCGTGACGGCAAACTCGCTTTCTTCAAAAAACACATCGAATGATTCGGTGAACACGCTTTGGGCCTTGGGTGATGGGGTTGCCTGCACTGCCGATCAGGCGGTGATCACGTCCACGAACGATGCGAACGATTCGAGGTTGCGCACGGCCACATCGACGTCTTGCAAAGCCACGACGCGCACGGTGCCTGCTGTGGAGCCGGTGTAAGGGTCCACCATCAGGTCCAAGCTGCCCCACATGCCGATCATCAAATCAGCCCAGTTGCCGAACAACATGGCCGACAGGTTGGTGCCTGTGCCCTTGGTGATGTTGGATGGCACGGCGTTGGTGATGGCGGTTTGGTAACCGTTCAGCGGTGTGTTGCCGGCTTCGTAGATCGGCTGTCCGTTGGAAGTGGTGAACTTCTCTGTGGACTTGAGCTTGCCGCGCACCTTGGCGTTGGTCAGGTAGCCCAGAGTGCCCACATCGGCGTTGGCCGAGCTGATGGCTGTTTCCAGAGCGACCACGTGCGCCCATGTAGGTGCTGCGCCGTTGGTGCCGCCCACCACTGCAGGTGTGGTCAACAGGGTCATCAGGCCGGAAGGCTGGTTAGACGCGCCAGAGCCGTTGATGGCGGCTTGCTGGATGGCCAAGCCCAACACGGTGGCCAGGTCGGTTTGCACCAAGCTCTCCACAGCGATGCTCGACTGCAACAACAGGCGGCGGGAAATGTCAGTCCATGCGCCCACGGTCTTGGGTGTCATGGTGACTTGGCCGAACGACTGCTGCGACTCAGTTGGCGCGGCGTTTTCTGCCACCCAATAAGCTGTGGCAGAGCCAGTTTGCTTGGGGATGGCGACTTGGCCGACCAAGCCAGTCATCATGCGGGTGCCCATGCGGTTGATGACCATGGCGTTGCGCAAGATGTCGATGAAGCTGCCAGACAACAAGTCTGTGGCCACGGTGTTGCCACCGGCTGTGGGCGTGCCGACCAACAGGTCGCGCTTTTGCACTTCGTTGGGCACAAACAGGCCGCGGGCCGACTTGCCCAGCACTTTGGCTTGAGCTTCGGAGCACTCGCGCTCAAAAGCGGCGGCGCGTTGGGCGGCTTGGTCGCCGGGGTTGCTCAGGGCGTTCAGGGCGCGCATCAAGCTGTATTGCTTGACTTCTTTTTGGTCCATGCCAATGTCTGCAGTGGCCACGGGCTTGGTGCTCATGACGCGCAGGGCTTCGGCCTGGAACTGCTCCACAGTGTGGCCAGCCTGAATGGACTTCATGGCCAGCTCAGCGCCGCCGGGAATGGAGGCTGCGATTTTGGTGATGTCGGCGGCGTGGTTGCGCTGGTCGACGACTTCGATGACGGGATCGGTCATTTTCTTTTCCTTCGATTTGATGGAGGGGGTGATAACGGTTGGGGCGGTGCGCTCTGCAGGCACGGGCTCGGGCAAAGTGGCCTCGGTCACGGCAGCGGGGGCTGCTGTGTCGGGGTCTTGGCTGCGGCCCACGCCAACGCTGGCGTCAGCTGGCACGGAGACCAGCGAAACTTCGTAAGGCGTCCAAGAGGTCACGCGGTAGGTTTCCACACCATCCTTTGTGCTCTCGAGTAATGCCTCGTTGATCATGTAGCCGACAGACACGTTGCGGCGGATGCCGTCGCGCACGTCTTGCCACACTTCCTCTGCGCGAACGCTTTTGCCAAAGCGCACCACGGCTCGACCTACCCGGTCGGGGCCGATTTCGACAGATTCGATAACGCCAACGACATCTCGGGTGTCGTGGTCGCATAAAAGGTTTGCACCCGAGCGCAGGCGGCTGGTGTCCATGGCGCTGGGGGTGCAGTCCAAAATCTCGATGCCCCACCACCGCTCATAAGGCTGCTCACTGGCAAAGGCCAAAGTGGCGGTGCGGGCGGTTTCGTCGATGGCGGCGCGTTCGACCACCAGGCCGCGCACGCTGCGCTTGTCTTGGTTGATCTGGCCGATTCGCTCGGCGCTCAGGTGTGTTGCGGTGGTCATGTGTGTGGCCTTTGCGTGGATTAAATTGGGGCAAGCGTCAACTGGTCAAACAAAGTGGTTGACGCTCACGGGTGCATGAAGCAAAGCAGCTCGGCATCGCGGCGGCGGCGGTTGCGGCGCAGGGGCGCGGGTGGCGGCATCCACACCCAGGGCGCACCAATGCGCAGGGGGCGGCGGCGTTTGTGCTTGACGCCACCAGCGGCGGTGGTGTCTTCGCTCACCTTGCCCCAGGTGTTCTTCCAGGTGTAGGCCCAGCTCTTGGCCCAGCTGCTCAGGCGGCTCATGCGGACGGGCCCCATTCGTCACCCTCGGCACCAGTGCCGCCCACGGGCACTTCGTTGACCTGGACAATGTTGGCGTTGATGGTGGTGGCTGCAATTTCGGCCAGCGTGGGCTTGGTGTCCACCGCCGCCCGAATTGCGTGCAGGTTGTCGGTGGCCTCAACAAAGCCGTTGGTCACGCTGTTCACGTCGGCAAAGATGTCATTCACCTTGCTGACCATGGTGGCGAAGTCGGTGTTCTGGCTTTGCGTCAGGCCGCCCGTGGCTTGGTCGTAGACGTACCAGCCCAGCACGTAGTTGCCCTTGCTCATGCTGCAGTCGCGGGCCAGCAGGCTGCTCTTGTCGTAGAAGATCAGCTTGAAGCCACTGGTGCCCGTGAAGCGGTACTTGCCCGCGCTGATGTTGCTGGCAATCTTGGTGCCGGTGGCATAGTCGGCGTTGATGGTGCCGTTCACGCACTTCCACACATCCACCAGGCCGCCCACAGTGCCCTGCACGTTCACAGAGCTGTCGCCGTTGGCGTCTTCCACGTCGATGCCGATCAGCTCGGTGTCAAACGCGGTAAAGGTGCCGCCGCCCGTGACCACCTCTTTCACGTACTTGGCGTCGGCGTCGTAGCTCGCGGCCTTGATCGTGATGACGTTGCCCAGCACCGAATACACGGCGGGCGCATCGTCGCGCACCTTGACGCTGAAAGTGCCCTCGATACTGGTGCCGCTTCGGGTGGCGATCTGGCCCAATTTGATGCCCTGCTCTGTGAGCCGGAAAACCGCCGTGCGGTCGTAGCGCTTGGATGGGCCTTCGATGGTGGTGTATGCGGCCACGGTGGCTTGCACTGGCTCGCTGATGCCCACATCAGGGATGTCGATGAACTCGACCACGTTGAGGCCAGCGGCCAGTGTGATGGAGCCTTCCACGCGCTGAAAGCCGTACAGCTCACGGGCGTATTTTTTGACCAGGCCGACAGAGCCGGGTGGGTAATACACGGTGTAGTCCGCCGCGCTGCCGGTGGCGTTGGCCTGGAAAAGCTCGGTGGCTGTGGTGCTGGGGTGCCAGATGGCGGCCACGCCTGCAGCGGTGACCTTTTTGAGTGTGAGGATGGAGGAAGTGCCCGCGCTGGAGGTGTAGATGGCTGTGATCGTGCCGGTGTTGGTGATCGTTGCAGCGCGGATTGTGGTCAGGCTTGCCCCCGCGCTAATTGTGCCGATGTTGTTGATCGTCCAGCCCACGTAGTACGTTTGGCCGTTGGCCACCGTGCATTCGTCAGCCGTTTGCAGGTTGGCAATCTGGTTTAGTTGGTACTGATAGGCATCATAAATCTGTTGGATTGTCAGAATGCCCGTGACCGTGATGGTTTTAGTGCTGAAGTTGAACGTCACGCCCGTGATGGCCGCTGCGTTAGCAATAACTTTGTCAGTTGTAGGCAAACTACCGTTGACATATGTTGCAGGTGAACCGTTAGCCGCAATGGTCGCCGGGCCGTTACCCGCCAAACTTAGAACCAACGGCTGTTTGTCGTATCCATATTGACTGTAGTAAAAAGTGTGTGTCTCAGCACCCTTGGTCGTACCAGTGCAGAAATAAGCATAAGTGCTTTCGTTGACACTACTGTTTGCCCAATCCAACGCATAAACAAATTCGCTGGTTGCCGCACCTGCAACTGTTGCAACTGCTTGCTGGCTCAGGTCAAAAGTAATATCTGTGGTAATGCCTTTGGCACGAATACCCGCCACGTTTGCGCCTACGGGTTGATAATACATATATCCGCCTGACAACAAATTACCCGCTGTGTCTTGCGCTCGAATGGTGATCTGCTTTGAAAATTCCAGCACGTTAAACCGACCGCTAACAGCAGCAACCGAACGCCAAACAATGTTTGTGCCTAGCAAGTTGTTTTTGAGGCGTGTCCATGCTGAACCATATAGAACAATTTGAGCGCCAGCGTAATAGGCCGCTTGAATGTAAGTGGTGTCGTAATCCTCAATAACGATTCGAGAGGCCACTGCCACGGATGCCAAGTTGATTTCAGGGCCATCAGTTGCAATCGGGGTGTAGCCCTTCAAGCTGGTTTGAGGCACACCAAAATTCAACCACACGCCAACGAAGGTTTTGTTGGCTGTGAAGTTGATAGATGGCGTAGTGTTGTTCAGGCGTAAACGGGCTTGGCTTGTACCGCTACCGCTTGCGTTCAAAATCCAGCAGGTGTCGCCCTCAGTGGTGATCGTGCTGAATTGGCCTAAGTTGGTTGTAAACCAATCCGCGCCGTAACGAATGCACGAATCGCGCAATGTCAGCTTTGCGGGATATGTTGCAGTGCCTTGCAACTGCATAATCAGTTGACCGTTAGCGCCAAGCCAATCCAAACCAGCATAAGGGAATGGGCCATTGTTAGCCGCCGCCCTGCGCCCGTTGATAATCAATTCAGCACTTGCCGAACCAGTCGAAACTATTTTTAAGCCGCTTGTCGTGGTGTTGTTTCGCAGTTGCGCTATCGTGCTGTCAACCGTCAAAACGCCGTTGATGGTCAGGTCAAGGCCGTTAGCGTCAAACGTGCGTAATTGGTCGCCACGGTTAGTAATCGTAAAACCAGCAGCAGCACCCAAACTGGTGTTCATGGTGTCAGTGCCAGTTTGCAGAATCTCGCGCTGCCCTGTGTACGCCTGCGCTGAGAAAGTGCCAAAGGCTGTATCGGTCGTCAGCGAGGTGGCGGAGGCAATGGCCGTGATGGTCTTTGTCACGCCACCCACGGTGATCGTTCCGCCAAGTCTTGCAGTACCAGCAAAAGCGCCAAAGTTTGTGCCGCTACCTGTTACGGTTGTTGTGCCAGCGCATGAGACTGTTCCCGCCCCTGCTACCGCTGTTGCTAGTGCGAATGTCATCGATCAGCCCTCGAAAAAGGATTCTTTGGTCGCGTCGACTGTTGGCTCAAACTCAAAACCAAGTGCTTGCGCCACGATGATGTACGCGCCTTCTGCGCTGGCGTCCCAGGTGCAGGTCAGCTCGCCTTTGTCGTTGACGCCGGTGAAGGCGCTGGTGTCGGCGCTGGTGTATTTGAATGTGTGCGACGCGGCGCAGGCAAACAGGCCTTCATCGGTGATCAGCTCGTGCTTAAACACGAGGGAGCCGAAGAGGTCGTCTTCCATGCTGCGCACGGTGTAGCGGGTGGCCTGGACGCGGCCCAATGAGCCGTAGGCGGTGACGGGTTTGATGCGTTTGGTGATCATGCTGTGTGCCCTTGCGTTTTGGTTTGTTGGGTGGTGACCATGTGCAGCACGCCGGGGTGCATGCGCCATGGTTCGGCGTGGCCGATGATGGCGGCGCAGACTTCGCTGCAGAACCATTTGCGGGGGTGTTCGCCGCGCACAAATGGCAGCACCGAGCGCACGCAGCCAATGAAGTCGTAGGGCTGGCCAGCGTTGTCGGCCAGAAAGTGCCAGGCTGCGCCCTCGCTCACATGGGGCAGCGCAATGACGTCCCACTTGTCGGGGTTGAGTTGCATGCGCTTGATGCGCACGCCGCCTTCGGTGCCCGCGCTGGTCAGGCAGTCCACCGGCCCAGCAAACGGGTCGCCCAGGCAGATCTCGCTGTGGCTGTAAGCGGACTTGGTGAAAAACCTGATGGCGCGGTTCACCAGCCCTTTCCAGCCGGGCTGGGTGCCTTTGTATGACGCGAGATGCAACATGGCGGCTCAGTCTTTGGTGGTGCGGATGTCGAGCCACGGGCGGCTGCTGAAGCGGCTTGCCACCAGGGCGTAAACCAGCATGGAGCTCACAGCGCGGCCCACATCGGGCCAAAAGGCGGCATATGCGCCTATGGGAATCGCGGCCAGCGTGGCAAAGGCGGTCAGGCACGGCAGCAGAACGATCAGGCGCACCCAAAACGGGTGCTTGGCGTCAAGCCGGTGCGAGCAATAAAACCCGATGGCGATCAGTGCAAGCATGCACACGATGAAACAGACTTCAACAAGTGGAATGGACATGGTGGCGCGGCCTTACGGGTTGGTGGGTGGGGTTTGTTCGCGGTGTTGCTGGATGGCCAGGCGGATCAGGCAAAAAAGCATGATCGAGATGCCGATGTCTTTGGTGACCCAAAAGGGGAACCATTCATCGACCGGGTAGGCGTTGAATTTGATGTAATTCATGCTGCGGCCCACTTGCACGCACAGGCCAAAGGTGGACAGCAAAATGCCGGTAAGCATGAGCCAGCCAAACCCCATTCGGGCCAGCGCGGCGCGCAGCTGTAGGTGGCACGCCACCATGGCGATGGCAGGCACCTCGATCAGCAGCACCAGAATGAGCCAGAGCTTGATCTCGATCATGGGTTACAGCCCCGCATTGCCTTTGACTTTGGCCACGATGGCCGCAAAGATGCTGGGCAGCTGGTTGCCCATGAAGCCGATGCCCATGGCGATCAGCGCAGGGGTGTATGCAGAGTTCAAGCCGGGCACCAAGCTGGTGACGATGCCGGTGGCTGCCCAAGACAACACCAGCGCCACAGTGACGCCGATGACGATGAAACCGATGCTTTGCATGACGGTCTGGCCCTTCATGCTGCTCAGGGCAATGAAGCAGCCCGCGAGCGCAGAGATGACGACCAGCATGACGTCTGCCGCCACAGGGCCAATGGCCCCGATGAGCAGTGCCAAAAAGCCGACGCTGGCGGCGCCTGCTGCGGTGGTGGATACGGGTTCGGTCATGGTGTTTACTCTCTCGTTTCGATGGTGTATTCGGTGGTGGTATTGACGATTTCGTCGTTCGCATCGCGCTTGACGGTTTGCACGGCGCGGGTGGGGTGCTGCACGACCACTTGGGCGGGCGGCATGTTGGCCTCGAAGTTGACGGCGGGCGCGGTGACGTTGACCACCGGGGCGGCCACGTTGACCACGGGGGCGGCTTGTTGGGGCACGTTGACGACGATGGGCATTTCGGTGGCGACTTCTTTGATGTGCGCGGTCATGGCGTCGGTGAGGCCGCGCATTTGGGCCTCGATGTCGGCGGTAGACAGTTGCACGGTTGTTTGGCGGTTGTTCAGCCCAGCGATCACAGCCATCAGCTCGGTGTGTTGGCGTTGTGCCTGGTCGTTGGTAACTGCGCTGTGGCTGGGCTGATCTGTGCTGCGGCCACCGTTGGCCTGCGTGGGCTGTGCGCCTGCGTTGGCGGCGGTTTGTGCGCCGGGTGCGCCTTCGTAGGCGGTGAGCGCCACGCCAAACTCTGCGGCCAGTGCTTGCGCTTGGCCGATGGCTTTGATGGTGTCTTCGTAGTCGTAACCCATCGATGCGCACAGGTCTTGCGGGGCCATGAGGCCCGCTTTGACGGCCAGCACCTTGGCGTTCATGTCGCTTTGTGGGTCCACCCATTCCCAGCGGCGGGCTTGCCATTCGTGGCGGGCAAACTTGGCGGCTTTGCTGGCTGGCAGGGCCGAGCCGTTGGGCATGACGATGGCGCCCGACAGCAGGGCCATTTGCAGCCATTGTTTGTAGACCGGCTCAATAAAGCAGCCGATGAACCATTCCTGGTCGTGCGTCCAGCGGTCGCGCTCTTCCAGCGTGCCCGAGCGGATGCTGGAAAAGCTGACGCCTTCCAGGTCGTTGGCCAGCGAGTGGTAGGCCACGCCCCAGCCGGTGGCGATGCGCTGCAGGCAGGTCTTGGCAAAGGGGCCAAAGACTTCGTTGGGGTATTTGCTGTCGTGCGGGGTGAATTGCACGCCCTGCGGCAGTGTGTCGTAGATGCCGGGCTGGCTGGCGGTGATGGTCGCGCCCGATGCGTCGGCCTGCCCGATGGGGGCCATGCCGTCTGGCGTGGTGAAAAAGCCGTAATGGTTGGCACCATGCTCAGCGGCCAGCAGCGCCGACAGCATGAAGCCGCCAAGGTGGTGCAGGCTGAGCATGCCGGGGGCCATCCATGGGATGCCGCGCACTTGCTCGGCGCGGGTGACCTTGAAGCGGTGCAGCATTTCGTCTGCGGCCACGCGGATGCGGCGGCGGCTGCTGCGTGCGCCATCAGATGGGTGGGCCTCAAACAACCACACAGCCACGGGGCGGCGGTACTGGTTGACCTCCACGCCCATGATGACAGTGTTGTCGCCATAGCTGCCATTGAAGGTGGTGTCGATGCGGTCCACATCGATGACCTGCAGCGCAAAGTTGAACCGGTTGCCCGCGTCCGCGCCTTTGACAATGCGCACCAGAAACTCGCCATCGCTGGGCAGGCTGCCCATGATGTGGGTGCACAGGTCGGCAAAGCTGAGCTGGCCCGTCACGTCACACGCTTGGCCCCATTCGGCCCAGGCTTGCTCGATGGCGGCGTTGGCCAGGCGGTCGGGCTTGCCGGGGCTGTCTTCCACCCGCGCTTGCAGGCGCACGCCCACGGGGCCGACCACGTTGTCTTCGACCATGCGTTTGAATTTGCTGGCGTAGTCGTTGTTTTGCACTAGCTGGCGACCACGGCGGCGCAGCAGGTCCAGGTCGCTGTAAAGCTCTTGGTTGATGCTGTTGGCCGTGGCAAACCACTCGCTGGTCATGCGGTCCAGGCGGGCGGCTTCAAAGCGGCGCACTTGGTTGCCTTTAGCCGGGGTGTTGCCGGTGACCCATGCGGCGGCGCGGCGGAAAATGTTGGGTTGGTTCATTGGCCGAATCTCACGTAAATGCGGCCAGGCACACCGCCCGTGCCGTTGGCGGCGTTGGTGGCGGCTTCTTCGCGGGCCACTTCGCCGCGCAGGCGGTCGCGCAGTTGCAGCAGCTCGCCCATGCTGTAGTGCTTGAGGCGGCGGCCAGCGATTTCGTATTCCTGCACGTTGGTGCTGGCGGTTTTGAGCATCACGGCCTCAACGGCGTCCAGCATCTTGCGAGACGACGTGCGGTTGTCCAGCTTGGTGACCGCATCAAAAGACGGGTCGATGGCGATGCGGCCTGTGGCCACGGTGTAGACCTCGCCCGCCTTGGTGGCTTGGGCGCGCCAGTCATAGGCCCCGGCGTGCCAGGTGGCGGTGACGGTGGCGCTGACGTTGGCCAGGTGGTCATCGCCCTGCGCGGTGGTGGTGATGCTGATTTTGTGGTGAGCGTTGATCAGCGTGTAGACCAGCGCCCAGCCCGCGCTGGCGGGGTAGTCGGCCAGCGTCTTGAGCCACTTGGCGGTGTCGCCCGCAACGATGCGGGTGGGTTCGGTGGTGGGGGTGGTTGTCACGGTGGTTCGGTGTGGTTTGCACCGAATGTCACCGCGCCAACGTCAACCGGTCAAACAAAGTGGTTGACGCTTTTCACTTGGGCAATTCGCCGTGAAAGTAGCGCATCGGCAGCGGCTGCAGCTTGTCGGCCTTCACATGCTCCACCGGGCCAAGCCCCCAGCCATCGTCCACCAGCCGTCGCACCGGCACCGTGACCCCGCCCGATTTCATCGCCATGACTTTGGCCTGGTGGAATAGGTAGAGGTGGCCTTGTTGGGCGGTCATGTGGATCTGGCGCGGATGGCGGCGGCGTTTACTGCGTCTTCAGCACCCAGTGCTGCCGCAAGATTGCTGATGGTTGATCCCTCCCCAAATTCCATTCTCACTCCAAGCAACTGACTGCGGAGGACGCCAATTTTTGTCAGGAGCTGTTCTCGCTCTTGTTGCCACGCCTCACGCTCAGCCGCCACCATCTTTTCGCACATCAGCGTCCAGCTGGCGTTTGCGCGGCGGTTGGTTTCTTCGATGTCATGCAGCCTTCTTTTTTCCAGCAAAGCGTCAAGTTCAGCGGCTGTGAATGTGAGTGCTTCAAGGCTCATGCTTTACCCCTTGCTGTTGATGATTTTCCAGATCGCTTGCTTGCTCAGGCTGTATCGCCGCTCCAGCAGCATCATGCGTTCGCCGTTTTGGTGGTCGCGCAGGATGGATGCGTTGCGGCTGCTGCGTTCGCGGCGGGCGGTTTCGGTGGTGCTGGGGATGTATACCCGATCCCCTGCGTATTCCCGGTGCTTTTGCTCGCTGACTTTCAGGGCCAGAGCCTGCAGCTGGTCGCGGTGCTGGGCCAGCGCGGCGCAAAAGGCGGGGGCCAGCTGCAGCACGGCGTCGAGCACATCGTCGATCAGGTCATCGGGCGCGGCCACAAATGCGGGGGTGACCATTTTCTTGGCGTCAGGCAAATGGTCGGCCAGCAGGTCGGCGGGCGTGGTTGTGGCGGTGGCTTTTTTCACCATGTTCGGGCGTTTCCTGGTTGGCGCGATGGGCGGCGCATTTGGGGGCGGTTTTGCTGTGCTTGGGCAGCGGCGGCTTGCAGGTCGGCGGCTGCGTCCGGACCCGTAAATTTATCTGGTTGTTCGGGGTTTGTGTCAGGGTTTGTGGCTGGCAATGCAAACAAATCGCCGCTGCGCGGTTGCACGGCGTCTTCCAGCTTTTCCCACATGGCCGATGTGTAGGCGTGCAGGCCCAGGGCGTGGGTGCAAAAGATGGCGTAAACGGTGCAGTCCAGCACTTCGTTGCGGGCGCGTTTGGTGTTGACCCACTTGTATTCAATGCCCCGGCTGGTCTTTTGCGGCACGCGGCTTTCGGCCGTGAGCTGGGTATAAAACTCGATGGGCAGGTCTTTGCTGAAGTGCACGTAACCCGCGCCGGGCTGGGTGACCATGAGGCGGCCATAAACCAAGTCTTTGGCGGTGTCGGTGCCCACGTACCACAGGCGCACGCCGCGCTTGAGCACTTGGCCGCGCCAGTTCACGTCTTGAATGGTGGCTTTTCCCTTGACCATTTTGCTCGGCTGCGGGTCACCGCGCACGGCAAACACGCGCATGCGTTCGCGGTTGCGGCAGTAGTTGTAGGCCTGGTGCGTGAAGTGGCCGCCCGTGTCCACGGCCATGGCTTCGATCTTCATGCCGCGCCCGTTGGTGTGGCTGAAAACGGTCTCGCGGTAGGTGTCGAGCTTGTCCCATTCGCGTTCGTCGGCAGGGTTGGCGGGGATGACGGTGTAGTCGATCGCCCACATTTCCTCGCCTTTGCCGATGGCCCAGGTGACCAGCTCGAAACGGTTGTCTTGCACGTCGCACCCAGTGACCAACACCAGCCCGCCATATGGCACGGTGAAGCGTTTGTAGCTTTCGGCACGCAGGGCCAGGGCGTTTTCGTCGGCCTTCTCGATCGTTTCTTCCCAGCACTCGCCCAGCGTTTCGTTGACGAAACCCTCAAGCGGGCCTGTCTCGCCTGCCTTGGCTTTGGTGCTGGCTTCCAAAAATTCGCGCACGATGTCGGACCATTCGCGCTGGGGGCTGTAGGCCGTCCAGATGTGGAAGGCCACATGGCGCGGGGCGTTGCGCTTGTCGCCGTGGGCGTTGCGCCACACGCCGTCGTGGCCGTAGCGGTATTCGCCGCACTCGCTCACCCAGCACGCGCCCTGCTCCCACAGTTTCAGGTAGTCGGCCTGCGTGATGGTGCCCCGGCAATGCGGGCACACATGGCGCACGGTGGACGGGTCCGCGCCGTCCCACTTGAAGCCGTGGTCAACCTTGGCCCCACCCCATCCCAGCGGGTGTTCGGCCTCGCAGTGTGGGCAGGTGACGTGGTAGGTCACCCGCGCGTCGGCGTGCTCTTCGCGGTATTCCACATGGCTCAGGCCTTTGACCCGCGGCGTGCTGCCCGCGATCAGCTTGGGGAACGGGGCCCCTTCCAAACGGCCACGCGCCAGGGTGATAGGGTCCGACGATTTCTCGATCTTTTGGTCAAAACCATCGGCTTCGTCCAGCATGGCCACGGCCACCGTGATGCGCCGGTAAGCCCGCGCCGCCTTGCCGCCCAAGATGTGCAGCACCGAGCCCAAGAACGACTTGAGCTTCATCGTGTCTTCTTTGCCCGACAGCAGCACCGGCTTGATCGCGTCCACATCGCGCAGCATCGGGTCGACCTCAGACTTGACAAAGCTGTCACGGTCATCGTCGGTCGGCTGCCACAGCGCCTGCTTGCGGCGGCGGTGCACGGCGTTGTAGGCGATGAAGGCCAGCAGGGTTTTGGTATACCCGACCCTTTTTGCCTTGCGTACCGTCACCTCTTCAATGTCGTCGTTGCTGAACGCATCCATCCACCCGCGCTGGAACGGGTAAGCCTGCCACCGCCCCTGCGTGTGGCTGGACTCAGCCGACAGGAAGAAGTTTTCTTCGGCCCACTTGCTCAGCGTCTGCGGCACCACCGCCTGCAACGGCGACAAGCCAGAGGTGATCGCCGCCAACACGGCCCGCAGGGTTTCGGATGGGGCGCGGCTCATTCGTCGTCATCCTCGTCATCTTCTTCAGTGCGGTGGTCATGCACCTTCGTTTCCATCTTGATCGGCTTAAAATTTTCGGCAATTTTTCTCACTTCCTCGGCCAATTTGCGAGGAGTCATTTCGCCTGTTTTTTCTCCATTGATCCGGATTTCTAAAGGATCAATTTCTGCCACCTCCTCCTCAACCAGATCCGTAAGGCTTTCAATCAGTGATGCCGCCATGTGCAGCATGATCGATTTATGGGTGTTCAAAAAATCACCAGTTGCGGTAGTTGCAGTCATCAGTCAGTCTCCATTTGAATTTCATCGTCATCAACACCGTCAGCCGGTGCAAGGTTCTTGGCCACCAGGTCAGCCGTGGCCCGCACCCACTCGTTGCGGGCGTTGGCCAGCAGGCTCATCACCTGGTCACGCGCAGCCTCGGGCAAGTCGGGGCAGGTTTTGCGCAGGGCGGCGGGCAGCTGGTCAAAGCGCTCCACCACCGACTGGCTGGCCGTGGCCAGCACCTCAGACAGCAACCCGATCGGCGCGTACTCGCCACGCGCCACAGCGTTTTTGATCTCTATGCCGTGCCTCTGTTCACGGGCCAGCGCGGCGCGTTCTTGCACCAGGTCAAGCCCGCCCATTTCTTCGGACTGTCTGCCAGCGGCCACCTCGCGCAGCCAGGCGCAGTACTGGCGCAGCTGCTGGGCCAGCGGCTGCCCGCGCTCCACGATGCCATCGGACATGATCTGGCTCACCCGGCCCTCGCTCACGCCGATCAACTCGGCCAGCTCAGACTGAGCGCCCTGCCGATCCAGTGCTTCAACCGCCCTCACTTAACCCCCTTAGCAACACCACGCAACAGTCCGTCGGCGTGGTTCGAATTACCCGTG